TCTGCTACTAAAAGTCTATTTTGTCTATCGGTTGCTGACATACGCTCTTCCCAATTATTGAGTATTTAGCGTATATTATTATGTAGGAGTTTAATTCATAAGTCCGTTAGCTTGATCGAATCTCAGCTGTATAGACTCCTGTATGTAGTATGGTAGGTAGGTTAATCTACATTCAATCTGTAGACCACTTTCATACTGTGTAATAATAACTTGATCGGCTTGAACACGAGGGTCGTAGTTAATAATATCTTCAACATTTTTAGCTACTAGCTGTTTAAGCTCTTCAGTTAATGGTTCAAATATTACATCCCAGATAACTGTTCCAAAAGTTGGATCACTTAATTTCTCGCCTTGACGTATGTGAAAGTGATTAAGAATGTCTTGTTTAATCAATGCAAGATCGTATAACGCAAAACTATTTGCATCAGGAGAGATTGTACTAAAACCTTTGTAGGTTTTAGTACCTGGAACATTCTGTGCAGTGCGATTGCCTGGTAAGGTAATCTTTTTGTATAGTTTTGGATTAGCTGACATAGTAGTATTTATTCACCCGTATTGTCGTCTTCTGGGTCTGCGGGGCCTGCAAATCTAATAAAGGTATCTTCGATTGTTGTATAAGTTTTCCAGTATTCTCCCGGCTCAATCATTGTTTCTGAAAAATCTGATTGGTCTGATAGTTGTTCACCGTCAGTATCCTCATACCTACTATCTAAATCTCTGTCAGTTTCCGCGGGTTTAACTTTTAACGGATCTAAGTTTTCATGATACGGATACGGCTCAAATGTTGGTACTCTGCGCATAATGCTCGGAGGTATAGATGTTTCTACATACTCTCCAGATTCATCTGATAGCTTATGCAATTTTAGACGCTGTGGCAATGCTGCTTCGCTTGCTTCAGCGGCTTCAGCAGCTGCCGATCCGCCAAAATTTCCAGAATTAAGATGTATTGCTGATGGAGCGTCGATGTTAGCAGTCGATGCGTTAACTTCAAAGGCATCACTAGCAGTAATTGTATATCCGGCGCCCGAACTAATAGTAACAGCATTAGCAACTGCCCTATCTTCCGCTGCTCCAACTGTAGTTTTAAGACTGCCGTCAAACTTTTTATCTACATCTGCAAGAACATGTTGTAGATAATTCTGATCGTATAATTTATTAACATCTTGTTTGACATGATGAGTATAATTTTGCTCATACGTTTTGTCAACATCTAGTTTAACATGTATTTTTTGATTACCGTCAACAATTAAAATTTGATCTTCAATTACATGAGTATGTTTTTCTCCGCCAACCTTAGTGTTAAAATTTCGGCCGCATTCGATATTAATATCACGATCTGCGTAAAAATTTAAATCTTGTTTTGTACGAACGCTGATACTGTCTTCTGAAAAAATATCAATCTTACCGTCACTAGTAAGTTCAACCCAGGCAGTGCCTCTAGCATTACCAATATAGATTAAATCTTCTGTATTGTGCAATAAGATTTGATGCCCGGTTCTTGTTCTTAATCTTATTAATTCGTTATGCAATAGCGTTGGATCGCCGTCAGTTTCTCTATTTTCAACTCGAGCATATTCGGGAGGGCCTTCACTTGCTGTTGTCTTACGTAAAAATTTATCGTCTCCATCATCCATAACAAAACTGCTACCGCCGAGTCTTGATACAAATGTGTTTTGATTTCTATATTCTCTTTTGCCAGTGTCGCCTGTTTTTGCACCGTCTTGTTTGTCTAACGGACCCGGTGTGCTAATACCAAATACTGCGCTAGGAGTTTCTCTTCGAGCACTACTCGATGTTATGCCTCGAATATCATCTTCTAACAAGCCTTGGTCATTTAACACAACTTCTTGTGGAGTTGCTGGCTTAGTAATGGTAGTTGCGTCAAGGGTCTCAGCACCAATAACGCTATTAAATTCTGCAACTGGTACTCTTTCTTTATCAGTGACTTTAGATTCGTCGACGTTGTAATAGGTACTAGCATATCCCGGCATCATAAAGTTCTTTTTGTCATCAAGAACGCATCCTATCCAGAAATATCCTTCTCCCTTAACATAGATAACCATTACTGTTGTACCAACGTCAGGTGGGATCATCCACATACCGTAGCTTTTTTGAGTATTGTTATAGGTATCCTCAGCGTCACTAACATAGTCAACGCTGGTGACTCCGTAAAACGGACTTAGGTATCTTGCCTGCTGAAGTTGACCTTCAGCTGCTTCATCATTACCACTTTCCCTATACAACTGCACTTCAAGGATGCCCATATAGTTTTTGTCGTGGTGGCTAATAACTTTAGCCAAAAACGGGCCAGGGTCTGTTGTTTTTCCCGCGGATGCAAGGTTTCTTGTATCTTCTGCCATATATTATCCGTCAAATCCTTCAAGATCTCTACTTGCTTGTATTTCTTCTGATGTTCTTAACTCGCCTTCTCCAGTTGCACCTTCTGCCACTGCCGGCTTTACATTTTGTGTATCTTGCAACAATTTTACAGTACCGCCTGTATCTGCAGATGGGTCACTAGATTGACCTGGGCGTCTGATCAATGTTAGCACCTGAGTAAATCTTCCGCGAGCAAATGTACTTTCAACTCTAGTCACTTGATATAAACCGCTAAACTGATTGATTAATTTTGTTGGACCAAATGTATAAGCACCTTTACTCATGTCAAGATCAATAGGAGTTCTAAAATCAACAGTGATATCAACTTCGCCTGTTTGATAATCAATACTATAATCAGCATTCATATTTTCATACTGAGACTTGGCGGCGGTGTAATTTCCCATACCGCTGTCTCCTAGATAATAAGGATCACCTAGAATAGTTAATGTAGTATTAACCATGTCAAACGGATTGTTTAATACATTATTTTGAAATTCTTTTGCTGCTCTAGTTTCAGGAGTATCTTTACCACTAGTACCTGTACCACTGTTAGCAGATGTTTGATCATATCGAACTTCTTTTGTTGCTTCATTAGTTAAGGGTGTGCTAGATCCAGCAGCCGGTGGTGCTGGCTGTGCTTCAACAGCAGGATTAGATCCAGATGATTCTTTTGATCTTTGTAAGCCAGCTGAGTTTTTTCCTGCATCTGCTGCCATTGCCGAATAGAAGGCTGCTTTAAATTTAATGTCAAAATTTATAACGTCTAAATTTTTACCTGTATAGATATAATTGTATGCTTTAACTGCCTGTTTCTTTGCCTGTGCTACCTTAGGGTTAGCAGTATTAGGAGGCATGAAACTTGCAGCGTCAACACCAAAGGGCACTACACGGTATACAATAAGTTTTGGTTGTGTGCCAGTTGTAGCTAAGTTATCGTTCGACGGTATTGTATAAACCTGTGCTTCAATACGCCACCATGGTATTTTTCCAGTATCAGAAAGCTGTGTAGCAGTCAATGCCTGGCGTCCATAATCACTCATTAATAATACTTGGTTAATAGCATTAGGAATGTCAGTGCCTTGTGAAAATTTAAATGTTCCCTCAGTTGGATCAATCGCTATTTTTCCTCGAGTATATACTTTAGCTTCTTCGTCATAGACTAGACCTTCCTTGGCAAACGAAGAATCGCCAATACGTTCAGGAGTAAATCCCATACTGGCTCTTCCTAGACTATTCATATCAGCAGTTTGTTGTATTAACGTCCCATTACCGCCTTCTTCTTTGGCTAGTATAGCTACCTTTAGTTTAGTTTGTAGATCGCCGCCTTGTACTGATCCAGTATTTGGAGCCTGTGTGGCTGAGCCTCCATTGTCATCAGTTGCAGGGGCACCTGAAGTTAAATCACTAGGAAACATTATCAATATTTGATCAGGTACTTTGACAATTCCTTTTTTCTTGGCTGCTTCGTTAAGACGTTCGTTCAATACCACTTGCAAACTTCTTTCACCTGTTTGCAACATCTGATGAACTGTCTTGCCTCTAATTGTTATATCAGTTTTAAGTTCTAGGTAGCTGCTTGAAAATCCTTTTTCATTCCACGGGTAAGCTGATACGTCATACTCTGCTCCTCGACCAGTGACTTTCATTTCAATAGTCTGCAACTTTAAAGGAAAGTGCTTGGTTGTTTTTTCTATCGATAACGAATCTGCAGGGATTCCCTGTTGTGCTGAATTTAAGTGTCCTTTAAATTCAATTGTTAACAGCAATGGTATATCCATATAATTTGCATAACCTGCATTTTTAGCAGCAAGTTGGAGGGACTCAAAAAACAATCCCATGCTGTACATCTCAGTGACTTTAAAATTTAGTTTGGTGGCATTTGTATTGCCAGTATCTTTATCTAAATTAATAACACTGCCAACAGTTAGATTGTCCATGAAGAAATCAAACTTTCCATATGCTGTGTTTATTCTATTCTCTGGGCTACCGCTGGCGCTCTTTAAAATGATTTGTCCAAGTTGGCCTTTCTTATAGGTCTCGTTTGGAAAATTTATACTAGGTGCATCAAGTACACTTAAAGTAAAAATATAATTGTAAGTAGCATAATTGTGCAATATATTTGGCATTGGCAATTCAGTTCTAAGATTTACTGTAGTTGCCGATGCATTCATTGATTTGCTGATATTGCCTAGATCAACAATGTTTGATATTTGCTGTTGTATTTGTCCAAGTGCTCTTGATACGCCGGCAAGTTGTCCAGGTATGCCCGAAGTTAGTGCTGTGCCAAGATTAGTAATTCCGTTGGCTGCTGCTTTTTGTATACCTGCAACTGCGCCGTTAACAGTTCCGAGCGCACTGGCTAAGCCAGTGTTAGATACAACTTTAGATACTTGGCTAACTGCCGATGTTGCAGAATTACGTGCAGAATCTAACAATCCCATTTTATAATCCCAATATTGTCATTAAACTTTCTTTCTTAGGAAGGTATATTTGTGTACCTGGAACAAAATCATAGATAGGATCTTGTAGAATGTCTAAATTACGTTGTATAAAGACCCACCATAACTTGTTAGTTCCATAAAGGTCGTGTGCTAGTAGATCAGGACGATGACTGTACTGCGGTTCTATTGTATAGATAGGATCGTCAGGTTCGGCACTTACTGGTCGAATTTTCAAAATATTCAAATAATTATTTGTTATAGCTGTGCTTGCCCATGGGCTTGTATTAGAGTATGATGCCATTAGATATACCCGCCTGTTCCGTTAACATATCCACCGTTGACAAATTTTTGTAAGCTAAATTGACGTACTGCTTCTCTACTGTATACTGGTTGTACTGAAACCGTTAATGTACTTTTGTTTGGTACATGTGTTTCACCACTGGCAGTTGGAAAAGCTCCTCCTACTCCATTGCCGCTGCCGCCACTTAAAAGACTAGCAACTCCACCTATGGCGCTGCCAGCAGCGCCAACTTTTCCTAAACTGGCTGCTAATCTACCTGCACCTAATGCACCTGCCACTCCGGCAAGACCAGAGCTTAGGGCAGCTACTCCGGATATAGTTGATGCTGCACCGCCCGAAGCTGTACCGAAGCCGCTAAATCCTGCGGTACCCATAGTAGTAGCAATATAGTTTGCATCAGCTGGTAGATCAATGGTAAAACTAGTAATTACTACTGGTACGTTTTTAAAAACATAATCTCCGTAGCCATTTAAAGACAATATAGGTGGAGGGCTGCCTGCCGAGTCGCCGTCACCGGTATACATTTTTGTAGCCGCTCTTAAAAAGTGTACGGCTGCAATCCAGTATTGTGCCTGAACAGCATCTTCAACGTTGAATGGTCCTGAAATTTGAATCGAATTTGCCTTGCTGTTCTGATAAGCTGAAAATTGATAATTTTGATGCACAATTGGAACATCGTCATACGTAGCAGAATGTGAAATTCCAATAGTAGGTGTGTAAGGAAATACTAAACCTCCGGCACGTTGTAGCGGAGCAAGCACATCACTTGTAGCAAAAAAGTTAGGTGGTATTGACAAGCGGACACGCCAATCATCTGAATTTCCTGGACCGGAAAACTGAACTCGAGTAGCAGCCGATGCAGAACCTGAGCCGCCTAATCCTGGCAGATTGATACTTCGTAATGCAGAGATCAAGCCAGCAGGATTAGATAAATTATTGAGCGCACCGGCCAATCGACTTGCAGAACCTAATGCATTTTGAACGCCGCCAACTGCTGAGCCAATACTCTTTGCTGCGCCTGCAATTGTATTAATACCTGAACCTAAGTCAAATGCCATTATGGACTCCTTCGATACTCTATTTAGTTGACAAAATTAAGTGCATAGTTTATAATTTTACAAAATAGGACTAAAATGAAAGTTAATTATCTCAATAACAAAGATCTACTAGAAGAAATACACAAGAGCAAAAATACATTCTGTAGTTTTACTGATCCTGCATATCATCGATATGATCTTATTTTACCCAGTATTGATAAAATCAATATACGTACTGTTGCCGAAGCTAAACGAGCACAGGCTAAACGTCTTGGACAAGAAGAATATCAAAGACGCAAGGCGCTGGGAGAATAGGTCAAGCAAGCTGTCTGCGAAGTTGACTATAATAAGATCTACTAAAGTGATGTTGTGTTTCGAATTATGACGTTTG